TTTGGGTGGAAGCACAATTGCCCCTTCGTAGCCATCTGCATCGCCGACTTTTTCCAAATCTGGCATCAGTGTATTCTTTTCGCGACACTTCTTGGCGACGAAACTAGTCAACTTAATACCCTGTCCGCGAAATACGAGAAAGCTGATGGGTACGCTACAAATACTCGCCATCTCAGTATATCCAGTGAGTACATCTATCTTATTCATCAAATGATGAACCAAGTTACAATCTTGAATACAGTATTTTGCAACGATGGCTCTATCTGCCGAACTACCGTTTGCTAACCGAAAGATATCCTGTGGAGTAACGTCGTCCTTTGCAGTACCCCATTTTAACGACCGCGTAGTATTCGTCAAATCTTCGTGTCCGGCGATCACAATCACGCTATAAATGTTCGTTTTCTCTTCGCCCTTTACCGTTTCAACCACCTCTTTGTTCTTGACTAGATCAATGACGCGAAATTTCTTACCGTTCTTATAGTAGTCTGAGGTAATACCGCCATACTCTATATGAATATAGTCTCCAATATGAAGACCCATCAAGTTGCCACTATACAACTCTGTCACACTACCGTGGACTGCGTGATCAGTACACACTACCTTCTTTATGCCATCACTGATATATTGCCCGGCAACATCGTCAAGTTTATATGAAGACAAATTGAAATCACGTCTGAAATACGCATACATATCAATCTGTAAGCGGCCAGTCATTTTGAAGAAACGAAGGTCATACTCACCACTCGCAATCTGCATTTTCGTATTTTCAATCGTTAGATTGCGGTCACTATCTTCGGTTGCACAAATTTCATTGATTTTGCGAGATAAACATAAGAACTCGCGTTCGCATTTGTTCTCTTGTGCGCGACGGAACATAAACTCATAATCAAAACCAAATATATTATATCCAATAATGATGTCTGGGTTTTCAGTTTGTATCAATTCCGCCCATTTCATCAACAGATCGGTTTCTGATTGCACGCTCACTATAACTGCTCCGTCAACTGGATCACACGTTCCTAGTGCGATACAATGGTTCATATAAGGTTCTGTGTCACCATATTTTAAGAAAGTAGAACCGATGAAAGTTACTTTATCACCTTCTAGTTGCGGGAACAGCAATGTCATCACCTCATTCGTCAATTGGATCTTCTCCTCACGGTCGTGACTATCGCCCATAAGAATATTCAATATGGTTGCCTTTTTGTCTACTTTTGGCTTCTTCTTATAGGAAGAGAAATGCATAGGAGTTTCACCGTCTGCGTCGTTATCGCCGTCGTCATTATCCGGATCGCCGCCCGTTTGCATATTTGCACACATTTCAGCAAACATGTCGTCAATTAACAGGACGTGTGAATTATTCTCGCCTACGTCCACCGTCTTTGCACTATCAATAGATTTCTCATACAAAATATCTACTCGTTTCAAAATCGCCTCTTTTTGTATAGAAGTCTTCGGATAAACTATGTCAACGTCATCAAACTTATCATATCCGAATGCAGTCAATACGCAGCGTCGTAGTAATTGTTTACCTTTTGCATCGTCTAAGAAAGCTGCCTGTTTAATGAATACATCAACCATATTTGTAGCAAATCGTTTATACGTCTTGATTGGAACCGGAAAATCGCCGTGACTACTACTGGCCTCAATATCAAAGCTACATATTTTATAAGGAACACGGGTTTGCTTTTCGGGCAGAGGGATTATGTCCTTGAATGATAATATATATTCAAACTGACACGTGGTAGTCTTCGTGGGCGTTTTTATAGCACGGTTAAGCTTGAAAGATACCCAGCCAGATGGACTAACATTATTAATATGAAAGTATCGTAGTAGTGGAGGGATATTACTTTCATACAATTCAATTTCCATACGCTTGAATATCATATTATTTCGTCTGCGTTGGTTCTCGCCCGAACTGTTGTCATATACAAACCATAGGTTCTTATACTTATTCATTGCAGCAGAGTTTTGAAATACAAGTTGAATGAACTTATGTTTCTTGCCACCGGAAAACCCATATAACTTGTTGTATTCTACCATCTGTGATGATATAATGGAATCTGCAAATCGTACACCCACCTTTGTTTTTAGTTCGTCAACAAACTGTCGCTTATCAAACTCAGACCAATTTTCGCCAATTTTGAGAAAGAAGAATGGTTTATAGTCGTTGACATAAATACAGCAAGTTTCTCCTCGCTCATTTACTCCAAACATCTGAATTACAAATGTTTTATCGTCCTTGTACTTATTCTTACTAATTTCACCGTCTGACCCAGATCCTCCCGACCCGTCGTCTTGCATACATACATCGTCGTATGTGTTGAAGTCAAATAGCTTGAATGATTTTACGACAGTCTTTTTGGACATGTTCTCACTGTATTAATAGTAGGACCTTACGTTTAGGTTTGTTTTAATAATAATTATCTCTAATATGCGAATTATTATTCAATTTTATGTATTTTAGTTAATGACTAACTGGTGTATGTTGGCGTTTTTTACTAGATTTACGCGAACGCTTTTCTTTACTGTATCCACCAACTGCGCCCATCAAATCATTGCTTCCGGTTGCCCAAGACAATAAATTATTTAATTCTCTGGATCCACCATAATAGTTTGCTTTCCCTCCGTCCAGTTTCACTATCGTTGGGTATCCATTTGCTTGTATTTTTTCGCCGTCTAATTGCTGTTCCAGTTTTGCAAGTTGTTCTGACTTATCCGCCTGATCTGCTTCTATTTCAACTACGGTGAATTGGTTATCGTAATCATTCATAATACGTTTCTTCAATTCCTCCCAAGTGGGCTTTAGTTGTTGGCAGTGCCCACACCAGTTGGCATATATGAGACCAATTACTACTGCCCCCTTATGTCTAGGGTTCATGTGCATTTTAGGCAACCGCCGTTTATTTGCATTCTTGTTTGAATTGGCCTTTCTGTATGGTTTATTTTGTTTGCCTGACCTATTTTTACGCGTTCTCGCGGGAGTATTCTTCCGTGTTATAGGCATTATATAGTATAGATATATAAAAAGAAATGATAATTTTTTCCCAACATACTGTATATGTATCTTCGTCCAATTGTTACAATCCTTTTATGCATCGTGTTTGCGCTAGGGTTTTATTTGACATTAAATATGAAAGTGACACCATTGGAATATCTCCCTAAACTTGATAATATGGATAATATGCCAAGCTGCCCAGATTTGTTAATACAGAAAGGTACAGTACTTGCTTTATATAACACCCAACAACCAATTGTTGAAGGACAAAATCCCGTTCAATTTAGTAGTTTAGATGATTATATCCGATATTTAGAAATACAACGCAAAACCGGAATAAATTGCCCGGTATTGTACTTACAACAAGAATCCAATACACAAGGCGAAGATGTATATCGTATGAGACCCAGTCCGTTTGATCTACAAGGAGGGTTACCCACACTTCCGCAACCGAGTGTCGTTGAAATAAATGATGCAAACAGATTAAATCCACCCTACAATAAGGACAATTACCCTGGGTTTGATCCACAGGGTCAATATGTCGGCATTTATACAAACATTGACAAGATGCACGATAGTACGGAACAAGAGACAATCAGCGATAATCCAATGGATTCGAATTGGGGGGGCATTCAATATACGAACCAGACTGTGGAAGGGGGTAAGTATGCAGACAGACAGGTAACAAAACCGTTACTATATACACCTAAAACTGCGTTCTATCCTTCGGTAGTGGATAATCAACGCGGACCGGTGGACGTTATATAAACGGACGAAGAATTAAACCGTTGAATTTTAATTTTGCAACGGTCAGATATGACTGATAATTTTAAATATTCAAGTGTGTAAATAATTATGCGGTTGGTTGCAGTAAATACTTACGGATATTTTCTAATGAAGTTTTGTTGATTTTACGGGTTTTTCCATTCGTTTCAATTGTCATGTTCTCAATACACTGTGCATTTTTTTGTAATTCTTCTATCAAATTTGGAAATGTTTTAAATTGTTTCATGATAGCAATCGCTGTAACTGAACTAATACCCGGGATTTGACACAAAATAATTTCACCTATGTTCTCAGGTGTGACATTATCTTTCTTTACTTTCTTCACTACCGTGCAGTAGTCTGCACCAGATAACTCGGCGACAGCAACTGACGCATTCATACAAGGTTCTGGTACAGGCACCGGTTCTGTCGGAGGTGACATATTAGAAAACGGAAACAAGATATTTTGAGGGGGTTGTTTTGCTTCTTCGCTATTATTGATTGTACGTCTATTACCCAAGTAAGCATTAGACAAGTAATAGGGTATTTTCCCTTTTGCAAACTCCCTTCCAATCTTCTCCGCCATATGTAATATCCAATCAGCCGACTCGTTCATAGTAGACGCCCTATGCACACTAAACCCTTTGAAAAATTGTAGAGATGTCATTGCTGAATATATAATTTTTGTTTCAATTGGAGAACGTGTCTGAGAGAACATACCTTCAAGTAAATAAAACACAGAATGTGGAGGAAAACCACTAGAATTTAACAGACGATATGATTGCTCTTCATATCTACCGTCTTTTATAGACGATAATAGGTCAGCAAATGTCTTTCGTTCAATAATCAATACATCTTTACCTTCATTCGTTTGGATTAATACATCTCCAATGGGGAGAACCTCCTTCACTAGGTCTACGCAACCAGCACGCGACTGGGCACACATTGCAATATCTAACTTACTATAAAGTTCCGTCTCACGTTCATCTACCACAACTCTCATTCTAAATAATATAATAAACACAATCTCTTTATTATATTGTTAAATTGCAATACACTTAACAGCCTCTCCAGTTGCCAGGAAGAGTTCCCTGAGGGCGCGAAGCACACGTAGTGCTAGACTCGGGAAGCTTTAATACAGTGGAATTTTGAGACGTCTGATGTAACGCCAGAGACATAGCAGAACTACGTCCAACAGTAGAAGGGAACCCGGCCTTCTTGTTACCCCCGCCATTAAATTGATTGCCGACGCTAGCTAGGCTACTCGTTCGTTTAGTACCGCTTAATACCATGATATATACTTACTAAATATTTTATCTTTTGTAGAGATTAAATATTAAAAGAAATAATATAAAAAGTATTAGCCAATTAATGTACCGAGCGGATTCATATTATTTGCAGAATAACATGAATATGGAAGATGACATTCGTATTGAAAAGAACGCAAATGGGCTAGAAACCTATCTGTTTGACCCATATAATCCCCTAAATAAAGTGATTAGTGAAAGTGATATCCAAAATATGTTGTCTAATTATGGTATTAACTCATCTATCTTTAATAAAAAACTGTATGAACGCGCATTTGTTCACCGGTCATATACCAAGCGCCCGGACATTGAAAATGCCCAAAACAATATTACGATTTTAGAGTGTCCCGCGGATTGTTTGCCATTATATACCAAGTCAAATGAACGACTAGAATTTGTGGGTGATGGTGTATTGGAATGTATTACTAAATTGTACCTATATAAGCGTTTTCCTAAGGAAAACGAGGGGTTTATGACAGAAAAAAAGATTGCATTGGTGAAGAACGAGGCGATTGGTAAGATCGCATATGAGATGGGACTGCATAAGTGGTTAGTACTATCTAAACACGCAGAGATGAAACAAACTAGAACCAACTTGAAAAAATTGGGGTGTTTGTTTGAATCGTTTCTAGGTGCGCTCTTCTTAGACTTTAATAAAATTTCGGTACACGATGACAATAATTGGTTTCGCGATTTGTTTAAAACTGGTCCGGGATTTCAGATGGCACAAGTATTTATTGAAACCGTTTTTGAGAAACACGTGGATTGGATTGCATTAATTCGCAATGATGATAATTATAAGAATATTCTACAAGTAAAAATACAGAAAGAATACAAGGTAACACCCTATTATATTGAAGTGACCGAACATTGTCCCGAGAAGGGATATCATATGGGCGTGTATTTGTGTCTTGGACAACCCATTCATAGTGTGCGTTCAGACCAAGCCATACCAATCACCCATTTCCGTAGTCATAATGATATCCATCAGCATATGTCGCAGTATAATAAAATATTCGTATTCTTAGGGGAAGGTCTGCATAAGATTAAAAAGAAGGCGGAACAAATTGCGTGCGAAGATGCGATTGCCAAACTAAATGCATTTCAATAAAAATATATAGTTATTGCTAGATGATATTAAAATGTGAAACAGTTATTAATTAGAATGCTAAACAAGTCAACTCAAATACTTTTCATATGAAAGAGGATAAATATAATATGTAATAATAGTCTATACATATTATACATACATGAACACCCTACCTACATATTTAGAACTATTGGAGGCAAGAATTACACCAAATAAACGACAAGATGTGAAAATTCGTATTGGTAGCCAAAACGCACCTGATGGAACTACTGATATTGAAGTAGTTGAACTAGCTGAATTACAACCAGAAAATCAAGCCAGAGTAAATATTCTTGATAAGCAAAAGGGGTTTACCGGAGACCGTAAAGCTATTTTAAACAAACTATATGGTATGAAAATCGGCGTAGTAATAAATAAAACAGATGTTGCTATAAATGAACCCATTTCTACGACTATTACTGCGGTTCCACGAAAAACTGTTAAAAACGTTGTACTATCGGATAGTGATGTGGAGATTATACCCGAAACTATATTAGAAATTGCCAATGAACTTGACCAAATCTCCGATGATGATGAAGAAGAAGCAGCTTTAGAGGAGACTGTCCGGGAAGAAAAAGTAGAAAAAGTCATTATTGAAAACAAGAAGCGCGGGCGTAAAGCAAAAGTAACTACCGTTCCCACAGACGAAGCTCCGGTTGACCTTACTACCGCCGTAATTCGCACACAAAAGGTGATTGATAGATTACCCAAAGAGCGTGAAAAGAACGTGATTATGGCGCCACATTATTATATGAACAACCGCAAGTTATTTATACAGAAAATGGCTGCCTTATTTGAGCCTAGACGTAAGGAATTGCTCGCAAACAAGGAAAATATTTCGTGTGATAGAAGTCAGTCAGAAGGGTTTGATTTATTGACACATCAAAAAATAGTACGCGACTATTTAAATCTATATACCCCTTACCGTGGTCTGCTGTTATATCATGGTCTAGGTTCTGGTAAGACGTGCACGTCTATTGCAATTGCAGAGGGAATGAAAACCAATAAACAAGTGTATGTTATGACCCCCGCGTCGTTAAAGATGAACTTTTTTAGTGAGATGAAGAAGTGTGGTGATGATTTATATAAGAAAAACCAATACTGGGAATTTGTACCGATTGAAGGTAACCCAGAATACGTCGGCATATTAGCACGGGCACTGTCTATATCTAGTCAAACAATTCGTGAGAATGGAGGTGCGTGGCTTGTCAACATAAATCAACCAGCCAATTTTGCTGAATTGCCGACTGAAAGTCAAAATGCCATTGATACACAGTTAAACGAAATGATCCGTGCCAAATATAAGGATATTAATTACAATGCTCCCAACCTTACCAAAATTCTCAATCAGCTATCAAATAACATGAAGGTAAATCCGTTTGATAATTCGGTAGTTATAATTGATGAAGCACATAATTTTGTCAGTCGTATTGTGAATAAGATGAAGTCACCCAAGTCTATATCGTATATCTTATATGACTTGTTGATGAAAGCAGACAATGCCCGCATCGTATTACTTTCTGGCACTCCGATTATTAATTATCCGAACGAGATCGGTATTCTATATAATATTTTAAGAGGCTATATCAAATCGTGGGGCATTACGGTCAATACGACTACTAGTGAAAAGATAAATACGGAAACGATATTAAATATGTTAGACAAGGCGAACGTCCGCACACACGATTATGTTGAGTATAGTGGAAACAAGTTGGTTATTACACGTAATCCATATGGATTTATTAATTTGAAAAAACGTGGGGTATTGAAGGGAACTACGCGTAAGACAACTGAGACTATATCTGACGTAAATAAGACTAGAAAAAACAATAAGCGCGGTGGTGCACGGGAATCAGATGACCGATATGATGGTGTTAAATTAGACGAATATGGAAATTTAACAGATAACGCTTTTATTAGTAAGATTGTCGGTACATTAAAAGGTGCCGGACTTGAAGTATCCGATGGCACGATTGAACTCAAATACAATAAGGCGTTGCCCGATGACTCTGCTACATTCTTAAAGACATTCGTTGATACTGAGCAGGGAGAGACACGTGACATGAACTTATTCCAACGTCGCATCTTAGGTCTAACATCTTATTTTAGAAGTGCACAGGAGAACCTCTTGCCCGAGTATCTTCCTACTGAAAATGGAGACATTTACCATGTAGTTAAGTCAGAAATGACGCCGTACCAATTTAGTGTATATGCAAAAATACGTAAAGAGGAGGCAGATCGTGAAAAGAATGCAAAGAAACAACAAAGAAAGAACCAAGGCGACGAATTATTTACAGTATCTTCCACTTATCGTATATTTTCAAGAGCTGCGTGTAACTTCGTTTTTCCAGAAGATATTGACCGCCCCATACCGAATGTAGTTGAAACCGTAGATGAACATATAGTTGATCTTGCGACTGATCCATTGAATGAAGGTGAAGAAGAAGAAGATGAAACATCGCCATCAGAAAAAGAAACAAAAACTTATGCTCAACAAATTGAGCGAGCGTTAACTAAGATAAGTGAAGTGAACAGTGAAACAAACAAGAGTATTTATCTTACCGGTGATACGCTGAGAACACTCAGTCCAAAGTTTTACAATATATTAGAGAACATAACAAATGTTGACAATCAAGGGCTTCATCTACTATATAGCCATTTTAGGACCATTGAGGGTATTGGTCTAATGAAGTTGATTTTGTTAGCGAATGGGTTTGCTGAGTTCAAATTAAAACGAGAGAAAGACAGTTGGGTTCTCGTTGAAGACGAAAAAGACATTGGCAAACCTACATTTGTACTGTATACAGGCACTGAAACCGCAGAAGAAAAGGAAATTATTCGTAATGTATACAACGGCGACTGGACAATTGTTCCTGCGGCAATTGCGAATAAAATCAAAGAACGCGCGGAGAACAACAATTTGGGTGAGGTTATTAAGGTCTTTATGATTACCTCGTCAGGTGCAGAAGGTATTAATCTCAAAAATACGCGACACGTACATATAGTAGAACCGTATTGGCATATGGTGAGAGTGGAACAAGTGGTTGGGCGTGCTCGTCGTATATGTAGTCACCAAGCATTACCCGAAGAACTACGGACAGTAAAAGTGTTTTTATATGTTACGACGTTTAGTGATGAACAGAAAACTGACGAGAAAAATATTGAGTTGCGCATGCGAGACGTGAGTAGGGTAGATAAAGAAACCCCCGTAACCACTGATGAGACTTTATATGAGATTGCTAGCGTAAAACAGAGGATTAATAATCAGATATTACAGGCTGTTAAAGAAACGGCAATTGACTGTTCATTGTATTCTAAAATGAATTCAACCAAGGATAAACCGATGATTTGTTATGGTTACGGCAAAGTATCTTCAAACGATTTCGGTTCGTATCCTATATTTGAGACAGATCGCAAACAAAATATGAACTACGGCAAATATGATGAATGGGACATACAGGCAGTTACCATCAATGACAAAAAATATGCGTTACGTACTGATACAAAGGGTTTATATGACTTTGATAGTTATACGATAGCCCTCCAAAATCCAGGCGCTGAGCCAGACTATATTGGACAACTCGTCAAGATAAATGGACAATATAAAATCATACCCGCATAAGTAGATAGATAATTTACATACATATTTGATAAAAAATTGAATACTTTTTATCAATAAGATAGATAACAATATAAACCCCCCCAAGTTATTGGTATTATTTATGTGAAATGACCTCGTTGGTTAGTCGCCGGGAAAGAACCTCTATATATGAGGTAGAGAAGGAAGATGTTTGTTGCGCGTGTAATATTGGTGATATCAACGAGTGTTGCAATAAATGCGGAGATGGTGTATGCGTAGGTGAGACGTGTTCTGTGGTATTTCCGCATCGTGGAAACACGACATTTGTTATTTGCCGCTCGTGTTGCGATGCGATTGATAAACAGTTAACTGTTCTTCTTGACGATGACAAGTTGCGTATATTGAAACACAAAATCGCTACCAGAACCACTAGAAAACACATTCGTTAGGTCGCGGGTATAGATACATAATTAATTATATTGAATGTTTTACTGTAATTTTTTTATTATCAGATGACACGACAGCGGCTGGGTCAATGCTCCCGAT